CATTAAAGTCAGATGAGATACTTTCGGACTGATCAATAAACCCCTCGAGCCTGAGATAGTTTTTTACCTCGGCAACGGTTAAGGGCTCAGTCAACCCCGATTCGGAGGTCTGGTCCTCCCAGTCAATAAGTAGATTGTATAGCATAGAGATTTATTAAAAAAAGGGGCCAGCCGAAACCGGCCCCACCACATCAAACCACAGCACCTATTTAGAATGATCCGTAGATCATGGCATCTGTTCTCATGATGTTGATGTCTTCAAAACATTCAACACGAGCAGTTACCAAGTTGCGTTGGAAGTTGTCGCTATCTTCGTAGCTAAACTCTACACGCAATCCTTCTGTCTCTACACGCTCGATGTAGTTAGCATCAATGATAAGAGCTTTGTCATTAGTAACCCAGCTTGCACCAATAACAGGTACACCAGCGATACGGATATTTCCGTTAGCATCGATAGCGAAACCACCAGGTACAGAGTAGTCAGTAGGCTTAGTCTTTAACAAGTCAGCCCATTGAGCATAAGATACTAAAGCAAAAGAAGCGTCGAAGTTGGCATCCAGTTGGTTGGCAATCCAGTCAACCAGTTGCTCAGCGTCAACAGTAGCAGAAGTAGTTGTAGAACCAGTTGCAGCAAGACTTGCTACGCTAAAGAAAGTAGCGTTCTCTTTTTTGTAGAAATCACGAAGCAGCATTCTCTGCAAAGTGTTCTGCAAGAAAGGCAGTTGGAACATCATCTGCTTGCTGAAACGAGCAAAGCCAGCGATGTAGTCAGATACTACTTTCACCTCAGTAAGGTCGTAGTCAATCTGGCTCTTAGGGTTACCCTCAGTCTGGATTCCGATAGAACCTTCGCCACCAGTCTCACGATAGGTAACATAAAGTCCAGTGGGAGATACAGCAGTAGGGATAAGGTCGCGGAAGTTCACTTTCTGAGCAGGAACCAGACCTTGACGTTGGTTGTAAGTAGCCTGACCATCTCCAGTCAAGTTGTTACCCAAAGTCATTGTACCGACAGCTTTGAGGTCGATAGTCAGCTTTGCATTTTTGTTTCTCTGAAATTCGTTGATTTCAGCTTGCTTAGCTTCAAAAGCCTCAGCGATAGCCTCGTTGTAAGCTTCACCGAAAGACTTGTTCTTGTTGTCAACCTTCTTAGCTGACTTCTCAGCAATCAGTTGATCAAGAGCAGCTTGGTTCTTCTTAGCAGCCTCATCCATTGTTACGACAGCAGCCTTTACCTCGGCTACATCATTTTTTACACCAGCAATAGCAGCCTCATTGGCAGCTTTCATCTTTTCTACTGACTCGGTAGCTGATTTTACCGCAGTCTCGATGTTTTTCAATTCTTCCATTGTTAGGAATTTAATTTAGTTAATAAATTGTTTAAGTTATGCTTCAATCCACTCAAATCTACCTCCGGCTCCTTAGTCTCTGCAACTGCCACAGCGGGTTGCTCCTCTTTAGGAGTGGTATCTATTGATATAAGTGATTTTATTGCCTCGTTAATTTGTGCTACTCTGATCTCGATAAACTCGAAAGCATCATCAGAGAAGCGGCCATCTTTCAATGACTTTAAGAGCATGCTAAGCTCTTTGCTAAGTTTGGCATGGTTGTCAAGGACATCTTGACTAGTTAATGACTTACCCACCTCTAAAGTAGGGGTATTCATGTTGGCACCCCAAAGGACAGCCGAACCCTCAAAAAGTAGAATCTCTTTGATAAGGTTGTACTCACCCTCTTGGCTTTTCTGGTTCTCTTGCTTGATTGTTCTAAAGCCTACTGAATGCTGGTTAATATGCCCAGACTTGTAGAACTCCAGTACATCGTTGCCCCATGTAGTGTTGGGCACATCGGTTATTCCAACCAGATAGTCCTTTTCTACATACAGCTCAGAGAACTTACCGATAGCCGATTTTAGGCTTGGGTTGTGGTCTGTCAGATGCCAAATAAGGTTAGCCCCTTTAGGACCTCTTTCTGCCAGTGTCTTGTTATAGGCATTAAAGTCAATGACATCGTTGTCAAAGTCTTTAGACCCCATCTGGCTGATAGCAACCTTTACCTTGCGGGTTGTCGTAGAGACATCCTGCACCGAGTTGCTAAGTGTTTTTTGTTCAAAGTATCTTTTCATATACAATATTTTGGGAGGGTTGACCCTGGTTATTATTTCATGATTCCGCAGTATTGGCCGTAGCCGATCAAGCTCCTCCCCTGTTTATTAATCTTCCTCTGCTATCTCTTTTAGGTACAACAATCCAACTGCATCTGCAATTTATGACCATCCCTGCCGAACCACCTGGAGCAAGCGGATACTCAATGTTCTCGCCACTTCTCGGGTCTACAAAGTTGTCATAAAAGTCCACCACTTGTCCATCCATGTGATAATGGTCTTTAGGTTGCTCGGGTCTAAATCCTCTGGTCCTAGTGTCTCTAAAGGCAATCCATTCTTTGACCATTTCATAGTTAAAGGACTCAGCCGATGCTTTTACCCCAGTATTCGCAGCCCTGCCAACCTCTGTTCTAATTATTCGCTCCGCTTGCATAGCGGTAAAGCCGGACTCTTGAAACAGTTTTACAATCTCATCGACCGTAAGCTCCTTAGAGATTGCAGATTGCAATACTAGGATTAAATGATTCCTAAGTGTTTCCGAGGTCTTAACTACGGCATATTGCAGTAGGGTCCTTTCGAGCTCATCCATTACGAATTTAGCCCACTCCTCTGATCTGCCTATCCCCTTTTGCCCAGCTTCTCTCCGGATTAACTTGTAGGTCTGGTTAGCCCAGTACACCCCAACTGACTTGTAAATAGCCTCAATTGGTTTATAGAGCTCATCATTCCAGAGCATTGTCCGTAAGTCCACCAAAGCCTGTCTGGGACCTCGTTTCTTAATTGTACCTATCAAAGAGCTGACAACCTTATCTAGTTGCCTTTTGACTTTAGGATAGTGAGTCTTGCCGAATTTGCGATTCGTGTTCGCAAACTGCTTCGCATACTCTGTTCTCTCCTTGTCTGTCATTCATTAACCTATTTTTTAAGGCCAATCGCTTAGCCTCCATTTTAGCTTTTAGTAAGGCGCAGCACTTCTCCTTTTTGGTTATAGGATAAGTTCTGTAAACCTCACTCATTATCGAGCTCATCCTCTGAGTCGTTTTCCTCGTTTTCTTCCTCGTTGATGTCGCTCAGGTCCATGTTTGGAGCTTCGTACTCGCTAAATGGCATACCATCTTGCGTAGTTATCCAAGGCTCATCAAAAATGGGGTTCTCAATTCTTTCTAATCCCAACAGCATCCTTTGCTCGTTAGGGCTAAGGGCTTTGAGGTCTTTAATCCATCCTGACTTTTCGACTACATCCTCTTGCAATTCTGTAAATACAGTATGGTCAAAGTCAATATAAACATTCTGGCCTTTGTAGCCCCAGTCTGTTTGTAGCTTTCTGTTGAAGTGGTTGCGGAACGATACCAACTGAGGCATCGCACAACGCGTTGTAAGGGCCTTTTCAGCCTCTCTGACGTTGTTATATGTGCTAGACTCAGAATCACCCACCAACTGGCTAGGCACGCCATAAACAGAGCTGAATCGCTTTAGGTCCCACTTTTCAGAGTCAATGATAGATAGCTCTACTGGGTTAAGCCCAACAGATTGCCATCCCATCTTGTAACCAGAGACACCAATGCGGCCCCAGTTCTCTGATCCAACCCATTCGCCTTTGCCTACGAGTTTACTCTTAATAGCCTCTACTTGCTTTCTTGTATCGGCCACATCTACACCACCATTGATAACTCTAGGGTCATCGACATAAAGGACACCCTTTACCCCTTGATTTTCGAGCATGGCAGCACTAGCCTTGATAGCAGAGTTAGACCTACTTAACCTACGCAAAGCAGCTTTAAGAGGGCTCATTCCGTAAAGGTGAGCCCCATTGATATCCCAGTCGTAGTTTTGGTACTTATCGTGTAAGACTTGGCTTTTAGGGAATAACGCATTTGAAAGGACCGGAATCATGTACCCCTCCTCAACGATGGGAAACATATTAGTAGAGGCAATAATATTTACCTCTTGGTAAGGTAGGTTATGTAACTGATAGGGCTTGCCTTGATTGGCTCCCATGTCTAGCATCTGAGCCCAGATACAGCGGCCACCAGTTATCAGCTTATATCCAGTAGAGTTAGCTACTAGGTCTTGGAATGTTTCGTAATCGTTAGGGTATCGTAAAAGCTCAGTCAGTCTATCAACATAAATAGGCTCTAAGGCTTTCTTCTTATAGCCCATTGCCTTTTGAAAGTCCTCGGTGGAAATGTCTTTTTTTCTCATTAATCCCTGATACGACTTGAAGGCAGCCTCATCGACAACCTTGTAGGTGGTCCAATCGGGCAGCTTTACCTTGTCTGTAATCAGAGTTATTGTAGAGTAAAGGATATCATTAACCTGATAACCGTCTCTTATGTAGTTAGTTCTGTTATCGCTGATACCAACAAAAGTGCCCCCAGTTACCTGATAGGAAGCAAAAGGCTGCCCTATCGGCATCATCGGCACCGCTTTCTTTGTTAGTGCATCCCACGCATCTTTTATTCTACCCACTTTCTTTATTTTACCAAGCCATCACCTCAAATCGGGGCTTGTTTAGTTTCGTGTAAATTGCATACCGCATCGAATCGCATAAGTGATCCCACATCTTGACTGGCTGCTCGTCTGCATGAACCTTGCCATCTTTATCGACTTTCCACTTGTAGGACCTAATCTCTTTAATCAGGTTCGTGCTGTCAGGGGTAACGATTAAAGGCTGGCTCTTGACCTTTTGGATGCCTGCATAGACATCCTTCTCGGCTGGCTTTGCATTGTACCCAGCTCTGACCAGTTCCTCAATAGTCTTAGGCTCGGCAGCATCACAGTAAATCTCATCGGACCTCTTAATGTTTAGTACCTTTAGCCTTTCTATTAAATCGGTGGTAGTTAGCTTGGTTTCGTAAAGCATTTCCTTAACAAAGGTTTGTTTCTCGTGAAACCCCACCTTGACTAAAGCAGTTGGTACTGAGTAGCCAAAGTCTAAGCCATAAACCGTTTCGCATTCATCCGGGAACTGACCTTGCCTCCAATGGGTGTAGATAATCTCTGATGACTTACCTCTCTCCCCCAACCCGAAAACTTTCCAGAGGTTCTCGTCTGCATCTTTCAGACTTTCAATCTCAGCTACCTGCTCACTTGGCAGGAATGGATTGTCTTTGTAGGTTGAATGGATTAAGAGGTTAGTATCTCTATCAGCGACATCGTACACCCAGCTCATCTCATCGACTGGGTTAAAGTCTAAAAAGATGGTCTGCTTGGTTCTAAGGGCTAACTGCTGGTAAATCGAGTGAGGCAATAGATTTGCCTCGTTTATATACAGTATGTCTCGCCCTGGTCCTCTTACCTTACCCGAGTCCTCTGCCCCAAAAAACTCAATATATGAGCCATTAGGGTAATGATAGACATTGTCGGTCTTGTTAAAGTTGTCATCTGAGTAGATGCCAGCATCTTCGAGTATCTTTAGGATATCTCGCCTAGCACCCCTTTTCAAATGGGGTAAGGATGGACTAACCACCGAAATCGTTACTTTTTCCTTGTGCGGTATGTAAAGAGCTAACAATTGTCCTATCGAGTAAGTCTTGCCTGATCTTGTAGAACCCTGGTTAGCGATAACCCGGTATTTCCGCAAATCGTAGGCTTCCTTGTTTCTCTCAAAGACATTTGTATATTTAACTTTGACTGTCCTCATCGGCAGCCTTTTCAAATATTATATTAACACCACCCGAATGATTAAGGTCCACAGTTTGTTTTGACTTACCGTAGGCCCTATCTAACAACACTTCAGCAGCCCTCACATCTCCTTTTGCTGCCTTTGCCCTTAAAGCCATTAGAATAGCTTTAGCGGCTTCAATTCCGTCTTTATCTTCTCCAAGTACATCGGCTAATAACTCGTCTAATTTGGGCAGCTTTTTGGGTCTGCCATTCTTTTCAGGCTGATTCTCACTACTAAACTGAGTGGCAGGATTTCCGCTTTTACCTTTCTCAAATGGCATATTCCGTAACTACTCCGTTTTTTTTAATGATTAGGCTAGGGTCTAGCTTTCTCATCCGGTCTATAATTACTTGGCAATATTTGGGGTCTAATTCCATTCCGTAGCATTTGCGTTTTAGTTGGTGTGATGCAACCATTGTTGAGCCGCTCCCTGTGAATGGTTCATAAACTAACCCATTATCAGGGCAACTGTTTTTTATTGCTCTTTCAGGTAATGCAATAGGCTTTTGTGTTGGGTGTTGATATGTTTTAGAATTATCTCTTTTAATTTGCCAAACATCACTTGCTTCGTCTTCTGTTCTGCCGCCAAACCATTTATTTAATCCACCACCTTTAGGTTTATATCCATGATAAATTATTTCATATTGATTATGATAACCGTTAGGTTTCATTACAAATGTTTCTTTTACCCAAATTAAGTGGCGTGGCATTTGTCTGCAATATCTTTGAAATAATTTCTGGTACATTTCTAAGTTACTTTCAGCACCACAGAAATATAATCGCCCATCATCCTTAGTTGCGTTATTTACTGCGATTTCAAAACTAAATGGTATTGCAGTTTGAGATAAATCCCCAGCAATTGAAGAATTGTTTTTTGTTCCTACAATAGAAATTCCATAAGGCGGGTCAGTAAAAACCATATCAGCTTTACTTCCATTCATTAACTTAGCCACTTGGTCGCTATCCGTACTATCTCCACAAAGTAAACGATGCTCTCCTATCTCAAATAAATCCCCTAAAACTATGTCAGTCTGAACCGTTTCAGGTACTTCAAAGTCATCTTCCTCAGCCTCTAATACTTTTGGTTCGTAATCAGGAATGTCTAAGCCCCAATCGGTTAGCTTTTCTACATCCCATTCATTAGCAAGCACATCCCACTCCCACTCGCCAAAGCCTACATTGTCTTTGATGATAAATTCTTTCTGTTGTTCGGGTGTCAAAGAACTTGCCTTTATAATCGGCACTTCTTTTAGTCCAGCTTCTATGCAGGCCTTAAGCCTCATATTGCCGCCTAAAACGACCATTTCGTCGTTTACAACTATTGGCCT